TGGGCAGGCAAATCTCGTCGACGATCCAGATGTCGCCGTTAGGCTGGATCTGCATGATGACCGAGGACATCGGATCCACGTTGAAGTCCTGCCCGACGATGATCGGCAGGCGAGGGTTGAACGGGTAGAGGCCAACGTGCCGCTTGCGGTCGAAGGCGTAGTAGACGCGCCCCGACATGGACTCGAAGCTCGCCTCGAACTCCTGCTTGAAGGTCTTGGGATCGAGGTTGGCGCGAGCGTGCTCGATTTCCGAAGGCGGGAAGAAGGGCGACAGAATGGTCGGGAACTGCCAGCTCCACCACTGGCCGGACTCCCGGTTCTTCACGATCTGCCCCATCCGGTAGAGCTCGTAGAAGTGGTTGAAAGACTTCGGCGTGCCGATGCAGAGCATCTGTCCGCGCGTCGTCGTCAGGGTCGGATAGAGCACCTTGTCCCACACTTCCGGCCGGAAGTCCTGGAACTCGTCGAGGATGATGAAATGCACGCCGCGGCCGCGCAGCGTGTCCGGTCGGTCGGCGCCCTTGAGCTGGATGACCGTGCCGTTGATGAGCCGGATCTCAAGCCTGGTCTCGTGCTTCTTGGCGATCCACTCCGGCGGGAGAGCATCGATCAGCTCATCCCACATGATCTCGCGCGCCATGCTGAAGGTCGGCGCGACATACCAGATGAGACGGCGACCCTTGCCCTTGGCGGCCCTGATGATCTCCGTGCGCGCCAGGTGCGTCTTGCCGAAGCGTCGGCCTGCGACGAGCACGCGGAAGCGGGCGGGATGTCGAAAGACTTCCGCCTGCGCCTTGTGCAGCTTCAGGGTGATCTTCGGAACCGGGAACACGATCAGTCGGCTTCGTCGCCGTCCTCATCGTCGTCGGCGTCGACCAGCTCATCGAACCCGTCTTCGAGGGTCTGGTTGTAGGCTTCCTCGTTGGCGGCCCTGATCTGTTCGAGCTCGTCCTCGGTGTATTCGCCCACGTTCAGCTCGGCGAGTTCCTCGTTCTCCTGCAGGAGCTCATCGACCTTGTTGATGTCCCAGTTCTCCTGGCGACACTTGGCGATCGTGGCCGTTGCGTTCTTGAGAGTGATGATGTCCCCGTTGACCGCCGCGAGGGTGCCGGCAGTGTTGGCGTCGACGATCTTCTTGATGGTCAGCTGGGCGAGGAGCTCGATGCGCTTCGAGTAGTCGTCCGCCTTCTTGTTGGCGTCCTGAACCTTCTTCTTGCGCGCCGCGGTGGCAGCGTCCTCGATCTCAGCCTGAACGCCCTGGATGCGGGAGGCGACCTGAACGCCGCGCTTGACCAGCCCTTCGTGAATGCTCTGGCGGGCCACGCCGAACATCTCCGCGAGCTCCCTGACGGTCTTCTCACCGCGGGATGCGAGGGTAACGATGGTTGCCCAGTCACTCGCCGACAGTTTCTTGCGTTGGTCACTCACGATTTAAGCTCCGGTGTATGTGTTAAGGATAGCATACACTGCGGGCATACGTCGAGCTCCGCAGGTGTTCTTCAGAAAATGACAAAAAGCGGGGCGCAGCCCATTCTCTCGAAGAGAGAATAGTGTCGCTGAGTATTTTCTGATTCTGAATCTTGAATCTGAATCAGAGTCTAAGAGTCTAAGTATATTAGTATTCTTAGAGTCGCGGGTGATGGGCGAGCGCAGGTGCCCGCACGGACACGCATGCGCCCGCGTAGACACGCGTGCTCGCCCATGCATACGCGTGAGGGTCACGGCGCTGAACCTGGGAGCGCGGCGGGACGAACTAGGTTGAGACCGGCGGGTGTGCAAACGTAAGTCTGCATCATTCGCTTGCGGCGATACATCTTCCCCGCTTCCTCGATCAGACCATGCCCGGCGAGATGCCGAAGGCTGCAGATCATGGACCCCCGGACGGTCCCCGGCGCGCACTCGTCGATCAGCTGATAGATGTCCTTCGGCGTTCCGTCCGGGTTGCGGCGGGCGAGGGCTTTCAGGATCGCGAGCTGCTTGGGTGTGACGTAGCATCCGCGGCGCTTGGGGTAGGCTGCGATGCTCATGCCGGTTCACTTGAACTGGCGCGGACCATGTTGGCCTCCGAACACTGCGGTTTGCCAGGACAGGGCTCTTCGAGCTCCTCGTCTTTGCGGTGACAACGGCCACACATCAGGTCGAACCGCATCGTGAGATCCGACATATCGAGGATGTCAGGGTGGCTGGGGTGCGTCATGGGAGCACCATCGGCTTGTTCACCGGCTGCCGGTCGAACCAGGTCAGCGGGATCTGATCCGGCAGCTTCCGGCCGACATCGGGGTTCGTGTAAATGCCGTAGAGAGGGGAGGCGAGCACCATCTGCTGCAGGGCGTGCAGGCAGTCGCGCATGGACATCTTGGCGACCCGAGCTTCCCCGACGCCGCCCAGGCTCTTGCCGGTCTTCTCCAGCGCCGAGTGCTTGTAGTAGAACTCCTTGGTCGCGGCGAGGATTGCGTCACGCTCGACTGGGGCTTTCGAGCTCCATTCCTCCAGGATCGCTTCGAGGTCGGCCGGGTCGCTGTCGAAGGTCGAGCGAAAGAACTTGATCCCCACGTCATACTTGTTCGAGCGCATCGGCTTGACGAACTGGAAGCCGGCCTTGTGGGCGAACAGGTTGTATTTGGACATCGACGACTGGATCTCGATGTAGCGCTTGCCTTCCATACGGCTCGCGATGTTCGTGAACCGCTGAGCCAGGCCGGCGCCGCGATACATCGTGTCCACGACGACGCGAGCGACCACGCTCATGTTGGCGTTGATCCACTTCATGCGGAACTGGTTGGTGATCTTCGTGTCCTGGCCGGTCGGCTTGAGCTTCGGGAGCACGACATGCCGCTCCTTGAGCAGCAGCTTCGGCGAGGCCATGACCAGCACGCCGACGACTTCGCCGTCTAGCTGCAGGGTGAAGTGATGTGAGCCGGCGGGGAGGGTGCCCGACTGCTTGTAGTGGAGCGCCTCGAACTGCCGCCAGTCCTCGATCGTGCCACGCTGGACCGTCATGTGATCGACGAGCTCCAGCCTCGGCCGGGACTCACAGCGTTCCACGGCCCAGGGAAATTCTTCGTTGCAATCGAGCGCGTGGGGCGCTAGATGCGTGTCAGTCAACATGCACTGTCTCGACGCGAATGCGATCATGGAAGCGCTTGGTGACCTTTATCGACGGGGCAAGCTCTTCAACGAGGTCTGTGTGAGTGGTGGCGACAATCAGGGTCTTACCGTAAGCGCGGGCGGCCTTCTGCATGTTGAAGGCGACAACTTTGGCGGTTGTGCGGTCCAGGACGGCCCCGAACTCATCCGCTACCCATACGTCTGCATTTTCCTCGATGAGCTTCGCAAGGCGAAAACGGTAACGCTGGCCGTCACTGAGCTCCTTCGGATTGCGAATGTAGAGGTAGGCGTCACTCAGCCCCGCGATCGAGAGGAGGCGAATCGCCTCGGCCATGCTGTCCGGTGCGATCTGGTCAATCAGGGGCGCGTCGTCGAAGCGCACTTCGTCGATGTTGGAGACCCGCTGTCCGCTCTCTGCCAGGCTTTTCGCCAGCTCGCGCAGCAGCACGGACTTCCCGGCGCCGGACTGACCATTGATGTAAATTACATCGCCGGGGGCTACCTGGAGTTTTACCTGATCCAGGACGGTGAATTCACGGTCCTCCAGACCGAGACCGAAAGCCTCGGCAACCTGAATCACCCGTTCACTCCGCTGGACCCGCGTCTGAAAGCTCTTCTGCAGAGTCAGGTCAAGCACGGCGGCTTACCCATTCCACAAATGCAGCCTCGCCCTTGAGGCCGGTGTCGGCTTCGATGTCAGCCACAAAGCGACGGACATGCTTCACCGCGGCGATCGGGACGCTGTTGAACCCGAAGATCTTGGCGACCTTCTCCGAACTGGCATCGGTGGCGGCCACCTTCTCGGCAGTCTCCTGATCCTGGGCATCGATGTCGCCGTCGAGATCCGTGGAGATCGCGTCGATGTTCATGTCACCGAGATCATCGACGAGGAAGTCGAGCTCCTCTTCCGCGAGGCCAAGGGCCGTCACGTCAACCTCGGTGCTCTCCGCGAGCCGGCGGATTTCCTCGGCCATGAACTCGCTGTCGTATTCGGTCGAGGCGGTCTTGTTGTGGGCGATACGCGCGGCGTCGGCCTGATCCTTCGTCAGGCTCTTGGCGTGCTTCACCGGCACCTTGACCTGGCCCAGCTCCTGCAGAGCCTGGAAGCGGCCATGTCCGGCGATAATCACGCCGTCCATGTCGACGATGATGGGGTCGAAGAGGCCCTGCTCCTGGATGGAGGCTTTGAGCTTCTTGATGTGGGCCGCGTCGTGGACCTTGGTGTTCTTGGCATACGGCTTCACATCGCCGATGTCCCAAAGTTCGGTCGGCAGCTTGACGAGATTGTAGGGGTCGGCTGTAGTTGTGTCAGTCACCATGCACCTCAGAAACGCAGAAACCCGTCGAGCCCTTCTGGCTCCGGCTCTTCAAAGAACTCACCGCTGTCACAGCCACCGCAGATGCGGCGCTTCATGCGGTTTGCGCACCCGGAGCAGTCCGGGAACTTCCACCAGGGCTTCTCGTCCTGGTCATCGTCGGGAAGGTCATCACGAAGCGGCATTGGTCGCGCCGTTCAGGATGATGTGGGCGAGGGCGTTGCCGGCGTTGGTGAGATCGTCCTCGGTGTTGAAGCCTTCGGAGACCATCACCTGCTTGACGCGATCCGCGATGCGCTGGGCATCGGCGAGTGTGTTGCGGAACCGCAGAACCTGGTGGGTCTTGGGCGCCTTGGCCGGCAGAGGCTCGGAGTCCCCGTCATTCTCTTCGGGGAGGGTCGGCTCGTCGAGGTCCAAAGACTCTACGTCGACGGCGAGGGAGGCGGTCAGTGCCGCAATGTCCCCGGCCGACCAAGGCATGATGTTCTCGATCGCCGTGGTGTCGAGCTCACCCAGCAGCTCCTGGAGCTTCAGGGTATCGTCCACGCCGTAACGGGCGTTGTCGGCGAGCGAGATTTCTTTGGCACGCTCATCAGAGATGCCGGAAAGGATGATCGTCGGAACCTTCGCGAGGCCGAGCTCGATCGCCTGCTCGACCCGGTGCCAGCCGCCGAGCGACTGAAATTCCTGGGTTTCGAGAATGTGGCGGACGAGGACCGGCTTGAACATGCCGTTCCGCTCAATCGATGCGCGGAGCTTCAGCTCGTTCTCATGGCTCACGACATTCGTGTTCCAGGGGTTCGGCTTAATCAGTCGCGGGTCGAGGAGCTCATAGCTCTGCGTGTGTGTCATGTGCCACAATATAGCGGAGAAACGCCTACTGTGGCAAGCGAAAACCTTTACAAGAATAACCTTGCATCAAAAAACCTTGTGCTTGCGAACCTTGTATGAATGTTGTAAAGTAATCTGGTGCAAATCGCTCGCGTTCTCCAAAATCCTGTCGTTGCAATGGTCGACGGGATCGATGACCCGACCAAGCTCGCGCTGTCGGATGCGATGTCCTATATCGTCGAGGGGCACGAGCACACGCTTGCCGGTCAGAATGGCTGGGACGGTCGCTCGACCCTTTATGATTGGACGAGCGGCAAATTCCCGGCGGGCTTCGTTCCCACCGCGCTCGCGATTCTGCATCAGCGCGGCTACACCCCGCAGGTTCACCGACATCCGCTGCCGGCACCGCTTGGGCCACTCCCCACACCCGACGCGCCGCTGGTCGACAACTACCCGCGTGACGACAATCGAGACTACCAGTTCAAGGCGGTCTCGATCCTGGAGAAGCATGGCAGCTACATTGCGCGGGTCGCAACGGGCGGTGGTAAGTCGCGCATCGCTGCACTCTGTATCAAGCGCATAGGGCGCAAGACTGCGTTCATCACCACGCGACAGGTGCTGCTCTACCAAATGGGCGAGGCGCTGGAGAAAGCTGGCTTCAAGGTCAGCTACTGCGGCGACAGCACTTGGGACACTTCCGGCGATGTTGTCCTGGCGATGGTTCAGACGCTCGCCGATCGTATCGCCGACTTTAAGCCGGCACAGATCATGAGCGC